CGCTGATCGAGGAAAGCCCGGAGCTGCGCGAACGGGTCAAACCAGCGCGCTCGCGGGATGCGGGCAACACGATGCTGTCGAAGGAATTCGCGGGCGGCATCCTGATCATGACCGGGGCGAACTCGGCGGTCGGACTGCGCTCGACCCCGGCGCGATACATTTTTCTGGATGAGGTCGATGCCTATCCGGCCTCGGCCGACGATGAAGGCGACCCGGTTAGTCTGGCCGAGGCGCGGTCTCTGACCTTCGCCCATCGGCGCAAGGTGTTTCTGGTCTCCACCCCGACGATCCGGGGGCTGAGCCGGATCGAGCGGGAGTACGAGGCCAGCGATCAGCGCCGGTTCTTCGTGCCATGTCCGCATTGCAGCCAGTTCCAGTGGCTCAAGTTCGAGCGGCTGCGCTGGGACAAGGGACGACCCGAGGCGGCGGCCTATCATTGCGAGGGCTGCGACCGCGCCATTGCAGAACATCACAAGACGGCATTGTTGGAGGCGGGCGAATGGCGGGCAACCGCTGTCGCCACCGATCCAGGCACCGTCGGCTATCACCTCTCGGCGCTTTACTCGCCGATCGGCTGGCTCAGCTGGGAGCGGATCGTGCGGGCATGGGAGGCAGCGCAGGGCTCGGATGAGGCCATCCGGGCGTTCAAGAACACGATCCTCGGCGAAACATGGGTGGAAACCGGCGAAGCGCCGGACTGGTCGCGGCTCTATGATCGCCGCGAGACATGGAAGCCGGGCATTGTGCCGGCGGGCGGGCTGTTCCTGACCGCCGGGGCTGACGTGCAAAAGGACCGGATCGAGGTCGACGTCTGGGCCTGGGGCCGGGGCGGCACGAGCTGGCTGGTCGATCATATCGTGATCGAGGGTGGCCCAGACCATCAGGGTGCGTGGGCCGAGCTGACAAAGCTTCTGGATCGGACGTGGGTGCATCAGAACGGGGCACAGCTACGGCTGGCCAAGCTCGCAATCGACACCGGCTACGAGGCTCCGGCCGTTTATGCCTGGTCGCGGCGGCAAGGCGTGGCGCAGGTTGCCCCGGTCAAGGGCGTCGAAGGGTTCAACCGTTCCAGCCCGGTATCGGGCCCAACCTATGTCGATGTAACCGACGCGGGCAAACGCCTGCGCCGGGGTGCTCGGCTTTGGACCGTGGCGGTGGCCACCTTCAAGGCGGAGACCTACCGCCATCTCGGTCTGCCGCGCCCGACGAAGGAAGAATTGGCCGAGGGCGTAACGTTCCCGCCCGGCACGGTGCATCTGCCCGATTGGGTGGACAGCGAATGGCTCAAGCAGTTGGTGGCCGAGGAACTGGTCACGGTTCGCACCAAACGCGGCTTTGCCCGGCTTGAATGGCAAAAGCTGCGTGAACGCAACGAGGCGCTGGATTGCCGGGTCTACGCCCGCGCGGCTGCCTGGATTATCGGGGCAGATCGCTGGTCAGAGGCGCGCTGGGTCGATCTGGAGGCGCAGGTGGCAGGGGACGGCAGCGACAATGCGGATCAAGACAAGGGTGCTGCAGGATCCATCCGTGCGGTGCGCAGTCCGGCGCGGCGCAGGACTGTGACGTCGAATTACATGCGTTGATCGACCCGAGTCTGATGCTGCTTCATTGCAGACAGCATTTCTTGAACTTCTTGCCGCTGCCGCAGAGACATGGGTCGTTGCGGCCAACGGAAGGTGCAGGGTTCTTTAAGAACTCGGTCCAAGGAGCCACGCGCAGATCGTTGCTGACCTTGCGCACCTTTTGCTGCTCGAAGAACGCATCTGTGTAGCAGTGCCATTTCGACAGCTCAGCGATGGAATCAGTGATCAGTCCCTCGCCATAACGGGGGTTGCCTGGGGCACCGTTCGCATCGCGCGTCGCCTGCAGATCTTCAACAAAATGCGAGAAGTCGCAGTAATCCTTGGGGATCAGGCCTTTGTCGAAAAGTTCACGAACTGCTTCGGTCATGTCATCAAGACCAAGATCGGCAATGGTTTCGGTCCACCCCATCAGCACATCTGTCGATGCCTTGAGGTGGCGCGTCCGGAAGGTCCGGATGAAATCCTCGATCGCAGGGCGCTGATCAGGATGGATGTCTGCGATCAGGACAAGGGCGCTCATCAGGGAGCTGCGCGCGAAATCGTCGGCTTGCAGGTCAAGAATGGCCTCGAACAAGGGCTGCAGATCGCCATCAAAGGTGCCCGCGATGACGCGAAAACTGACTTCCGTCACCGCATCACCGAGGGTGTGATCGATGGTTTTGGTCGGGCAGCGCAGCATGTGAAGCAAGGGGCGATAGGCATGCGTGACCCGCCATTCGCCTAGCAGATAGAAGACCGGGATAAGTGCCATCAGATCAGCGCCGCGCATGGCGGACACGTTTTGGCGCCCAAGCCGCGCGGCCAGTTCGAGGAAGATTGGCGTCATTGCATTACGCTGCTCGCCTGCAGCGGCCATGGCGGCCTTTGGGAACATGTCGTCCCGCGCAAGCTCGCGCATGATTTCGGAGGGGGTCATGGGTTTGCTTTCAATGGAGGGCAGGCCCATCAACTGAAACACTTTTCACCCAAGGGTCAATTCATATGACGACAATCACCGATCTTAAAACCCGCCGTGACGCCCTCTCGGCGCAGCGTTCCTCAGGCGTGGCGCGGGTCAGCTACGACGGCAAGACCGTGGATTATCGCAGCATCGCCGAAATCGACCGGGCCATTGAGGTACTGGACCGCGAGATCGCAGCGGCCGAGGGGCGCAAGATTATCCGCCAAGTGCGCGTGATCACCAGCAAAGGGCTGTAACGCATGGGCTGGTTTGATGGCTTTCGCCGCCGGGGAACCGGCGGTCCAAAAGACGTGCGCGCGCGACTGGAAGGGGCAATGTCGCAGCGGCGCTTGCGGGGCTGGCAACCGCCCTTGGAGAATATCAACTCGCTGGTTGCCTCGGGCGGCCCGCGTCTGCTGGCGCGGTCGCGTGAGTTGGTGGTGACCAATGGCTACGCGGCAAATGCCTGCGAGGCCTTTGCGTCGAATTTGGTGGGCGACGGGATCAAGCCGTCGTCGCTGATTGAGGATCCGGCTCTGCGCGATCAGGTCCAGCGGTTGTGGCTCGCCTGGACCGATGAAGCGGATGCTGACGGTCTGACCGATTTCTACGGGTTGCAAGCGATGGTGGCGCGCGAGATGTTCGTCGCGGGCGAATGCTTTGTGCGGATGCGCCCGCGCCGGTCCGAGGATGGCCTGCTGGTGCCGATCCAGCTGCAGCTATTGCAGTCTGAAATGCTTCCCTTCGAGAAGACAGAGGCCGCCGCCAACGGCAACCCAATACGTTGCGGGATTGAGTTTGACCTGATCGGACGGCGTGTGGCTTATCACTTCCGGCGCCGTCACCCCGGCGACAGCACGGACCAGACCATGCCAGTGCCGCTGACGACCCGGGTGCCAGCCGAGGATGTTCTGCACATCTACCGCCCCATTGACGCAGGGCAAATCCGGGGGTTGCCGCATATGGCGCCTGCCATGGTGCGGCTGTTTTTGCTCGACCAATATGATGACGCCGAACTGGACCGCAAGAAAACGGCTGCGATGTTTGCGGGCTTCATCACCAAGACAGCACCCGAAGAGCAGCTGATGGGCGAAATTGAGGCGACCGACGATAGTGGGGCTACGGTCAGTCTGGAACCCGGCACTCTGCAGGTGTTGTTGCCCGGCGAAGATGTGAAATTCTCCAGCCCTGCCGATGTTGGTGGCGGCTATGAGGCGTTTCAATATCGGACACTGCTATCGGTCTCAGCGTCCTTGGGCCTGCCTTACCATCTGGTCACGGGCGACGTGCGCCAAGCGAACTATTCCAGCCTGCGCGCTGAATTGGTCGAGTTCCGCCGAAGGGTTGAACAGATGCAGCACGGTGTTGTCGCGCATCAGCTTTGCCGCAGGGTTTGGGCCCGCTGGTTGGAAACGGCGGTGCTGTCGGGCGCCTTGGACTTGCCAGACTTTGCGGGCGCGCCTGCGCGGTACCGTGCGGTGAATTGGATCCCGCCACGCTGGGATTGGGTCGATCCGCTGAAAGACATTCAGGCGCAGGTTCTGGCGATGGAGGCAGGGATTGTCTCGCGCCGCAAGGTTGTCGAGGCCACGGGCTACGACGTCGAGGAAATCGACCGCGAAAACGCGACTGATGCCAAGCGCGCAGCTGCACTGGGTCTGCAGTACCGCACCAGCCCTGGCGAGACGCAGGGCGCGCGGGCCACGCCCGCCACCCGTCCGGACCCGGGCAAGGGCAATGGTGATGACAGCGGCAATGACGGGGACGGTGGCGCAACGGCGTCCGATCCCGCCACAGAACAGGAGTAACATCATGAATAGCTGGTACACGATCCGGGCCCGGGTGACCGGCGCGGAGGTGCTGATCTACGACGAAATCGGAGCCTATGGCGTCTCAGCCAAGGGGTTTCTGGCGGAGCTGGGCGCGCTGCCGGATACCACACCGCTGGCCTTGCGGATCAACAGCCCGGGCGGCTCGGTGTTTGACGCGGTGGCGATCTATAATGCGCTGAAGCGTCATACCGGCACCGTCACGGTCTGGATAGACGGCATTGCGGCTTCAGCTGCCAGCTACATCGCCATGGCAGGTGACGAGATCATCATGCCCGAGAACGCTTTTCTGATGATCCATGATCCTTCTGGCCTTGTCATGGGCACGGCCACTGACATGCGCGAGATGGCCGAAACACTGGACAAGATCGCGGGCAGCATGACCCGGGGCTATGCCGCCAAATCTCGCAAGCCCGAGATTGAAATCGCAGCGCTGATGGCCGCCGAGACGTGGTTCGATGCGCAGGATGCATTGGATCTGGGACTGGCCACGCGCATGGCAGAGCCAGTGCGTATTGCCGCCAGCTTCGACATCGGGCGCTTCCGCAATGCACCGCCAGTGCTTGTCGAGGCCGTCGAGGCGGCAGAGGCTGGAGCGGGTGAAACTTTTGGTAGTCACGACGGTATTCAGATCAGCGATCCGCCGTCGCGTGAGGCCGGTTCCACCGTTACGGAACCCAATGAGAGCGTCGAAGCTGCTGGGGCTCACCTTGAAGCAGGTCCAGACGCGGAACCCGCGCCGGATCCAGAAACTCTTGCGGCTGACAAGACTTTTGATCTGGGTCCAGAACCAGCTCCCCTCTCTGAGGGACGGAGCACTGTTGGAGTTGCCAACACTGCTCCCGACGCCAGCGCCATCCGTGCTGAAGCCATCGCGCATGCGCGCTCTGTGATTGATCTGTGCCGCCTCGCCGGTCAGCCGCAAATGGCGGGACGTTTCTTGGAAGAGGACAGAGGTCTTGATGACATTCGCGCAGCCCTTCTGGCCGCAAAGGCCGATACCGATCCTGATATCAGCAGCGCCCATGCCCAGCCGGGCCGGGCAAGTTCCACCCATCCCTGGGGCGATGTGATCGCCCGCACCTTCAAGTTGAAAGGATAAATTTGCATGACCACGCTCACTGAAGGCCCACATCTGGGCGGCTTCCTCGTTTGGGAAGTGCTGCGCGATTATACCCGCGAAACCATCACAGTCGCCTCTGGCGCGGGCAAACTTGCCCCCGGCACAGTGCTCGGCAAAATCACTACGGGTGGTAAATACACCGGCCTCGCACCTGCAGCTACAAATGGCAGCCAAAACGCGGCAGGCATCCTCTGGGCTGCAATCGATGCAACGGACGCCGACGCGGCCAGCGTGGTGATCTTGCGCGGCCCTGCCATCGTGAACCGCCAAGAGATCATCCTGCCCGAGGGCGCCACTGAGGCGCAGATCAACGCTGCCATCACGGCTTTGGCAGCCCTTGGCATCATTTTGCGCTGAGCGATCGGCGCAGACCCATCATCCCCACCTGAATAGGAGGTCGGCTCATGGCCACCATGGACATCTTTGAAGGCGACGCCTTCAGCATCATCGAGTTGACCCGCGCGCTCGAAAACATCCCCTTCAAGCCTGCAATATTGTCGGGAGCAAACCTGTTTGGCGCGCGCGGTGTGCGGGCGCGCACGATTATGATTGAGAGCCGCAATGGCACGCTGTCGTTGATCCCGTTCTCGGAGCGCGGCTCGGCTTACGAACAACAGGTCCCTGAACGGCGCGACATGCGGGCCTTTGTCTGCCGACAGTTCAAAAAGCAGGATGTGCTCTGGGCCTCAGAGATCCAGGGCATCCGTGACTTTGGCTCGGAAACCGCAACTCAACAGGTGCAAGCAGAGGTGGCGCGCAAGATGGGGCGGCTTCGAAATGACGCCGAGGCCACCTTTGAGTTCCATCTCTTCAACGGCATTCAAGGGGTGGTGAAAGACCCCAAGGACGGTGCGACCGTGATCAACTATTACACCGAGTTTGGCATCACGCCTGCGGCGGAAGTGGATTTTGACCTCGACAATGCCACCCCCGGCTCGGGGGCGCTGCGCAAACGCTGCCAAGCCCTGATCGAAACTGTTGAGGACAGTCTTGGCGGGCTCGCCGCTGGACAGGTGCAACTTCGCGCCGAATGCGGTTCGGCCTTCTTTGCTGATCTTGTCGCCCACAAGGAAGTGCGCGAGACCTATCTGAACACGGCCGCCGCTGCGGATTTGCGGGGCCGTGTCGGGGAAGCGGTCAGCTTTGGTGGCATCAGCTTCCACCGCTACCGTGGCGGCCTCGGATTTGGCGTGCCGACCGACAAAGCCTATTTTTATCCTGAAGGCGTCGAGGGGCTGTTCGAGATTTACTACGCCCCCGCTGATACCTTCGAGACGGTCAACACGCTGGGCCAGCCGCTCTACGCGCGGATGATCCCCGACCGGGACCGCGACGAATGGGTGCGCTTGGAGATTGAGTCGAACCCGCTGCCGATCTGCACCCGCCCGCAGGTGCTGCGCTCAGCACGGCGGACCTGATGACGGCCTTTGCTGCTGCTGTCGGTGCGCTGTTTGCTGATCCCAATATGTCGGTGGAAATCTGGCACCGCCACCGGTAAGGGGCGCAGCCAGGCCCTGCTCGCGCAGCGTGTCGCCGACGGCCAAAAGCGCGGTGTCGGGCACCGGCTTCAGCTTGGATGTCGGTGGCGGGGCATTCGCTGACGCACCGCGCTGCTTTGCCGGATCCGTCATCGCGGCTCGGTGCAGGTCAGAGGCTGCGGCATCAATTGAGCCATCGGCATGTTGAACCAGCCGCTCGGCCTCCTTGGCCTTCTGGATGGCACCCCGCGACAAGCCGACATGGGCGGCATACTGACGCTCGCTCATGCCCTGCATTGCCATGTCCGATCCGATTAAAGCAATGATATTGCTTGTTATTCAGTTGATTACACTCTGCGATAGAGCGATTCTTGGGTCAAGGAAACCTACCTTGACCGGAGACCATGCCATGACCCAAGCGACCAAAGCCAAACCCAAAGCCCCCGAGGCGCTGATCCTCGAGATCGCCACCAGGCATTTCTTCATTGAGACGCTGGAAACCCGGA